CCTCTGGTATCGCCAGTGCTCGGTGTATCTCAATCGCCCCTGCGAGACCGAAGACATGACCGAGAGCTACGAGCGGATGATGCGCGTCCTTGATGTCGGGGTTGGCAGGACAAAAATCATTGACGTCGATTCCCAAAAGCGCGGCTTTCCGGTGCGTTCCCATCGCTGGATTCTGAAAAACCTCGAAGAGCTTTACGAACTCAAAAAGCTGCTCTACATGCTGCGCGGACGCCAGAAAGCAGTCTGGCTGCCGACGCACATGGAAGACATGGCCGTAAAACGAGTCTCCCCAGATGGATACTACCTCTGGATAAGCGACTGCGGCTATCGAGACTACGGCATCGGTCGTCTGGGTAAGCAGGACATTGCCATTTTTACGGCATCGGGCGAAGTCTTTCTGCGCCGCATTACTGAGGTCATAGTCGATTCTCCCGGAACTGAGCGCCTGACGCTCGACTATGCCCTGCCTATGTATGAATGGCTGAAAATCACTCGCGTCAGCTACCTTGTTCTGATGCGCCTCGCAGACGATGAGATCGAGATCGAGCACATTACCGCCGACAACGGCATATCCCGCGTCGCCGCAACCTTCCGGGCAGTGCGCGAAGACCTTGAGAGCTCACAACAACTTGTGTAAAAAATCATGAGCATATTTACAGACCGCGAATTTTCGATCAGTAATGGCGATCCGATCCGCCTCTATGAATTCAAGATGGCAGATATGTACGGCGCTAGCGCGAGGCACTGGTATTACACTAACGCCGACAAAGATTTCGGCGACTATGAGATACGCTATGCCGCAATCCCGATCTGTGACGACGGCATCAGGCAGACCGGGCAGGCGGTCGCCGACACTCTTACCATAACGACGCAGGATGATCTTCCCCTGGTCAAGTTGCTTGCCTGGGGCGGCATCACTTGTGAGACATGGGTGACCATCCGCGACACCCATTGGAAGACATATTATTGGGACAACAAGCTGGTGGTATGGGTCGGCACGGTTGCCAGCATCAAATTCGGAAAACCGGGCGAGGTCGACATCGTTTGCAACAGCCTTTCCGCCAGCATGGGTCGAATGGGATTACGCCAGACCTATCAGCGCAATTGCCCGCACAGTATTTACGATTCCTCATGCCGCATAAATTTGTTCTCCCAGATGGATTATGCCGAGATTGTCGCCCTCGATGGCGCAACGATTACCCTGGACATACTGCCCGATAAATACTACGTCGGCGGGTTCGTTATCTGCATGGATTGGGAAGGATTCATGTATTCGCGGGGCATCGAGAGCAGGGACGGCAATGCTCTGACGCTACTGGGCGGCACGTCAGGGCTTAAGGTAGGAGAGCAGGTAATGATTTTTCCCGGTTGCAATCAGACCGCCGAGATGTGCCATATGGTCTATGACAATCTCCTCAACTTTGGCGGCATCAGGCACATGCCAGGGCAGTCGCCATTTGAGGCCATGATTTTTTACGAGTGAGATTCTGCCATGTGGGTACAACTATTTATTGCGATAGCAGCGGCATTGATTTCAGCGGCGCTTGCGCCAAAGCCCAAGAAGCCGAAACCCGCAAGTCTGGAAGATTTCGATGTTCCCCAACACGTTGAGGGTACGGCGCAAATCATGATTTTTGGCGATGTGTGGGTCTCGGATTGGTTTGTCCTTGGCTACGGTGATCTGAAAACCGATCCGATCAAGAAGTGAGATGAAGATGAACGAACTCAGGGTATTCCCGGTTGATCTCCACAACACCACGTTTTGTGGGCAAGCTGGCCTGTGCATGAAGGGCAGCCGCGACTGGTTCGCGGCGCATGGCATAGATTGGGCGGCGTTTGTCCGTGACGGCATCCTGGCCGATACCCTGCTCGCTACCGGCGATGCGGTGGCGGAAGCTGTTGTAGAAACGGCGCGGCAGAGGGCAGAATCAGGAGACAGTAAATGAGCACCAGTAGCAAAAAGGTCACGGTAGGCTACTGGTATAGCCTTGGGCTGCACATGGGTCTATGCTGCGGTCCGATAGATTCGCTCGTGGAAATAAAAGTCGGCGACAAAGAGGCTTTCAAGGGCGAGATCGAATTCGAGGGTGAGGCGCGGATAAACAAACGCAACCTCTTTGGCGGGGCGGATAAAGAGGGGGGGATGGATGGTACGGCTGTTCTTCTTTCCGGCTCGCCTGATATGCCAAGGCATGAGGGGCTGACCGCGATGCTCGACCGAAAAATACAAGATGGTCTGGTTCCGGCGTTTCGCGGGATTGCCTCAGTATATTGGGATGGCTGGATCATCGCCATGAACCCTTATCTGAAACCGTGGAAATTCAGGCTGCGGCGCACTACCGAGGGCTGGGAAAACAACCAGTCATGGTACGCGGATAAAGCTGCAATCTGGCTGGAGGCGGGAGGCGACACCATCAAGGCCATGAACCCCGCGCACATCTTATACCAAGTGTATTCAGATAGTCGGATGGGGCGTGGTCTGCCGCCGTACATGTTTGACGAAGAGGTATGGAGGGAGGCGGCGGATCGTCTGTACGATGAAGGCTTTGGCTTGTGCCTGAAATGGACGCGCCAGGATACCATCGAGGCATTTGCCCAGATCGTCCTCGACCATATCGGCGGCGCTGTATACATAGACAGGCAAACAGGTCTGATCTGCCTGAAGTTAATCAGGGATGACTATGACCCGGAAGAACTGCAACTGTTCACGGTGGATACTGGTCTGCTCCAGGTCGAGCTTGAGATTTCCACCTTGCTCACCCAGCCCAACGAGATCATCGTCAAATATGTGTCACCCCTCGATGGGGAAGAGAGAGAAGTGCGGGCGAAGAGTACCGCCAGCCTTGCTTATACCGGCGGTTCGGTGATTTCGGAAGTGCACGATTATCCTGGTCTGCCTACCGTGCATCTTGCCTCACGGGTGGCGATGCGTGACCTGAAAATGGCAGTAAATGGCATCAAGAAGTTTACACTGAGACTGGATCGCCGCGCCGCTCTGATTTCGCCGGGAGATGTGTTCCGTATTGCCTGGCCTGATCTCGGGATAGAAAACGTGGTGCTCAGAGCGGGACGGATAGAGTACGGCGAAGGTACGGACGGGACGATAACCATTGTCGCATTGCAGGATATATTTGGGTTGCCAGCTACTTCGTACTACGTCGAAGAAAAACCGGCTTATGTGCCACAGGATTTCGAGCCGCATCTTGCCCCGGAGAGCATAGTCTTTGAAGCGCCTTATCGGGAGCTGCTGATCAACTTGGGTCCGGCGGAAACGGAGCGTCTGAATGTTCACTCGACCTATATTGCGGCGCTGGCAACGAGTCCGAGCGGGATACATACTGGTTTCTACGTCGTAGCGCGGGCGGGCATGGAGCCGTATGCGATCTCCCAGGCCAGCATGGGAACCTTCTGCCCGGTAGCGACATTGACTGCCCCCTTGTCTATAAACGATACAGTAGCTACTTTGGCATTTCCAGCAGGCGTTCCGCGCGTTGAAATCGGCAGTGCGGCGATGATAGGCGGCGAGATCGTGCGTGTCGATGCAATCAGTCCCATCATGGGATGGATTACCCTTGGGCGTGGGTGTTTGGATACCGTCCCCAAGAAACATCCGCAAGGGACGCTGATCTGGTTTTATGGCTCGAATTACGACATTGCCTACAACAACCGCGAATTTACGCCTGGGGTTGCCAGCGCCAAGATTCTCACTCAGGTTACCAATGGCGCGGTTCTGCCAGAAGATGTGGTGTCCCCTGTACCGCTTACCCTTACCGGGCGGCAGGGACGGCCTTATCCGCCGGGGCGGTTCAGGATCAACGGACAGGCGCACCCGGAGACGATAACAGCGCCGCTTACGGTAAGCTGGGCGCATCGTAATAGGCTGGTGCAAGCTGATTCGCTGGTTGATACTGAGTATGGATCGTTCGTCCCTGAGACTGGGACGACTTACAACCTGCGGATACGGGACGATTCAGGAATTACCTATTTCAATGAGCATGGGCTGACTGGCACTGATTTTACATGGGACATGGCCGAACCTGCCGATCTGGCGCTGCTGCATTTCAATGGGAATACGGCAGATGTAGTTACTGGTAACGTATGGTCTGGTTCGCCGGTGTTCAATACTGGCGGACGCTTCGGTCAGTGTGTGGAGCTTGCCAACGGGGCTGCGCTGCAATCTGGTATTGCCTACCCTCTGGGAGATAACTGGACGCTGGAGTTCTGGCTCAATGTCACCCAAGGAACGATTATGGGCGGGGATTGCGAGATTCTGCGGATAGGTAGCGGTTCTGGTTATATTTACCTATCGCTGGTCGGGTTTGGCGCTCTGGAGATCGGCGTGGGGACGACGTCGGCGCAGTCTGCCGCGCTGTTGGGTGTAGGTACGTGGCGACATATCGCAATCGAGCGTTCACCGGGCGTTGGACTGATGAATCCGGCAATGCTCCGGGTGTACTGCGATGGCGTGGAGGTGATTGCGACACAGGTGCTGCCGTCGCCGAGCGCCGCCGAGATTACTTTCAGTAGCGGCGCTGGCTTGACGTTCGTCTCGATCTTGGTTGATGAGTTCCGGTTGTCGGATGGCCTGATCTATGGCGGCGCATTCACCCCGCCCGCCGAGCCATTTACCTCCCTCCCCCCGCCGCAGCCTGGTGCGATGCTCACTATCTCACTTGAGTCAGTGCGTGACGGCCTCGCCAGTTATCAGCGGCATGAGTGGGAGGTGGAGCTGACATGAGCCGAGTCGTTTGCCAATTCTCCTGCGGCGCGGCCTCTGCGGTAGCGACCAAGCTGGCGCTTGCCCAGTTTGGCGAGCAATGCGTGATTATCAATGCCTTTATCGCGGAAGAGCATCCAGACAATCACAGGTTCGCTGGAGATTGTGAGCGGTGGTTTGGCCACCCAATCACTTGCCTCCGCGATAAAAAATACGGCGCGTCCGTGATCACCGTGTTTGAAACTGTCGGTTTCATCAAAAGCCGAGACGGCGCAGCCTGCTCTACCAGAATCAAGCGCGAGTTGCTGCGCAAGTTTGAGCAGCCAGGAGATGTGCTGGTTCTTGGCTACACGGCGGAAGAGCAACATCGCCTCGATGATTGGGTTGAGAAATGGCCTGATCGTCCTATCATCGCGCCGCTGATCGAGCGCGGTCTGATCAAAGAAGACTGCAAGGCGATGGTAGACCGCGCTGGAATAGAGCTACCAATGATGTACCGCCTTGGCTACGCCAACGCCAACTGCATCGGCTGTGTGAAGGGCGGTCTCGGCTACTTTCGCGCAATCAGGGAAGATTTCCCAGCGCAGTTTGAACGGCTTGCTCAGGCTGAAAACAAGGTTTTTGAGCTGCACGGCAGCGAAGCCTACATCCTGCGGCACCGTTCTGGGCCGCTGGATGGGCATCGTTTCCCCTTACGCGAACTACCTAACGGGAAAGCGCACCGTGGAGAGCTGTTACCATCGTGTTCATTTTTTTGCG